GGAACACGATTTGAGGACCACCTTGAATGTACCAAGGGCCAGCCTCGTAACCGACGTGGGCGTCGATCGCACCACCGCCAGAGGTTTGGTTGCCAGCAAAGCCGAGGTTGTACTCGGGGTTGATGTAGAAACCGTCGGCCTTGGCAGCGGGCACGCAAGCGATACCCATGGCTGCGAGGGCGAAAGCAGCCGCAGAAGCTTTGATCATTGTTGGGTGTAGGAACACAACATCCCCGAAAGTGTACTGGCACAAAAAAGCTGCCAGTCGATTAACTGGCAGCCCTGACTTATTTGCCTTGGCCTCGATACTTTTTGCGGCCGTGGCTTGCCTTGGAATGCTGCCCGTTGCCTTGACGGGTCTTCTTGGGAGGTCGAGATTTGTGCTCAACCCGTCCCAGTGCGGTTTTTGACTTGACAGCCATCAGGATGGTTTAGTTGGCCAAGTTATACCGTAAGGGAAATTTTCCTGGCTGGGAACATCCCGCAATTCTTGGCGATACGTTACCCAAGCCGATGCGACGCCAGAATCAGGCAGTTGCGTCCAGTCGCTTTCAGCAAGAAGCTGATTGCGCAGTTCACGAACGTTTTCTGCTGCTACAGCAGCGTCAAGCTGCACCTTGGTCCAGACTTCAGTCCACGTTCCATCAATAAAACTGCAGCTGCGCTCAAGCGTGTCAGTGCGTGGATCACTTGCTGGTGGGGATGTTGGGGTGACGCGATAGACGCCATAAGTTTCAAGCTCCGTATCTGGCAAGGTTGCCGGAAATGAAACGTTCGGGTTGTCACGACGCAAATCGCTGATCGTGTACGGGAAACGCTCAACGGCGTTACCAGAAGCTTTGACGAACATGAGTTTTAACCCAGAGAATACTGGTCGATGCCGTTACCAGAACCACCGCCTAAGTATAAGTGATTGCCGTCAGGAGAGATATATATGCAGTTGGGAATTGTTTCTTGTGCAGCTACGGAAAAATCATCATCAGTGGTGACACCAATGTCAGTGGTGACATCGTAAGGATAGTTGTCGTTATTCCATTGGTGTATTTTGTCATTTATACTGTCTACAAGATAAAATCTTGTTCCATCTGGCTTCATAAACATTCCAAGTGCCGCAGTCGTTAAGTTATTGTATGATGAACTTGTTTGACTGTGGCTAGCTGTTGAAATATCCCATGCCGTAGATAATGTGTATTTGATTATGTTACTATTTACACCATTGACAAACATAAGCGTTCCATTTTCGCTGAAGCACACACCACGCGCATATATTACTTGTGTTGAAATGTCAAACTTTCTGGTGTAAGATGCTGTGCTCAAATCCCAGGCTGTACTCATGGTGTATTGAACCACGTAATGACCGCTGCTAATTTCTGTCACATACAGCTCTGTTCCATTATTTCCGATAAAAAGACCCGAAGGGTTTCCGTTATGCGTTTGATTTGAAAGCAGATCGTAGTCAGAACTTCCATGTGTGCTAATGTCCCAGGCTGTTGATAGCGTTGCCTGTCTGATGTAATCACCGAATTCGCAAGTATAAATCTTAGTTCCGTCAGGCTTAAAAAATACGCCGCGCACGTCATTTCCTGAACCAACAACATAGTCAAACCGCACAAAGCTTGCGGTGCTTATGTCAGGCCAAGTAACGCCACCGGCAACAGAATTGCCACCAGCAGCAAGTTGCAGCGCTTTACCTAACATCAGGCGTAGCTCCCAACATACGCACCATACAAAGTAGTGCTAACTTTCCAAAACACAAACGCATCGTTTGCAGTCAGTGTTGGTGCGCTATTGCCTGAGCTTGTCACCCAGGTCAACGTTGGCCAGGTGATTGTATAGCTCGCTCCAGCGTTGAGCAGCAGCACAACAGTCTGACCGGCTTCAAGCGATTCGGTAAACGTAGTGTTTGCCGCGACAGTCTTACTCTGAATACTGCCGTTGGCTGGATCGATGTCCGTTCCAGTCAAGCTATAGGTTGTTTCCTTCAGCTCAGCGAAGGTTTGCTGCGCGGTAAAGCTCTGCGCTGCATTTGTTGCCGCCAGTACGTTCGTCGCGGTAGACGTAGCATCAGAATGCTGGATTGTGTCTGCGATCAGCGTTCCAGCCATGTCAAATCACCCTAAAGAAAGAGCCGGTTGAGATAGTAAGCGTGACGCCTGTAGCGATAGTGTAACTTGGCCCAAGCGCACCAGCATTAGTGCTGGACGGAATCGTTGTGTTAGACGAAAGCGTTTGCGGGTTGCTGAGATAATCGGCTGCCGCCGCTGAAGCGCCAATTTCAACAACTGAACCACCGTCTGTCTTGGTAAACAGGCCGCCATCTGTTGTATTGACAAGCAGTTCAGCAGTTTGGCTGAAATCACCAGCAACAGGATCGCTGGTGCCGCGCTTGTGACGGATTACATTTGCCATCAGAACGTTCCACCGTCAACAGTTGAGTTGTTGGATAGGTAGTCAGTACCCTCGGTGGCGGCAGTAAATGCACTGGTGCCGTTGCCTTTCAAGATGCCGGTCAAGGTCGTTGCGCCAGTACCGCCGTCGCCAACTGCAAGTGTTCCAGTAATTGCAGACGCGCCAAGATCAACAGCAATCTCGGTTGATTCGATAACCAGACCGCCGTTTGCCTTTAGGTCTGCACTAAAAACAGTGCCGGTCAGATCAAGCCCATCACCAGCGGTGTAAGTGGTGTTGGTGTCTGTCGAGGCAATTGTGATCGAGCCACTGCCTTCAGTGATCGTGATGTTGCTACCAGCAGTCAGCGTGGCAAGCGTGTAACCAGTGCCGTTACCAATTGCAAGTTGACCGTTGCTTGGAGCAGCAGTAAGACCAGTGCCGCCGTAGGCATAACCAATTGCCGTGCCGTTCCAAACACCAGTAGCGATGGTGCCGACGGAAGTCAGGCTGGAAGCAGTAACACCAGAGCCAAGAGTGCTACTGCTGAGAACGCTCGTTCCAGCAATCTTGAATTCTTTGCCGGATGCAAGGTCGATGTGCTCGCTGCTGGTCCAGCTGTCCGTGCTGTTGACCCAGTTGAAGGTCTTTGTCGTATCACCTAAAAGCGAAATGCCGCCACCGTCAGCGGTTGTGTCTGTCGGAGTAGCGACAGAACCAAGCTCGATATTTTTGTCATCCACCGTCACCGTGGTGCTATTTACGGTCGTGGTCGTGCCGTTAACGGTCAGATCGCCGCCAACAGTGACGTTCCCGGTCGTCTCAAATGTGGCAATCGTCGCACCACTAAAATCCAGCGTGCCCGTGTAGGTCTTGTTGCCGGAAATAGTCTGGTTGCCGGTTAGCGTTGCATACGCGCCAGAGCCTGCAATTGCAATAACACTGCTGGCTGCGCCTCCGCCTGCATCGCCATAGCCGTAATACAGGATATTATCGACTTCTGAATACGCCGGTTCTGAAGGCGCAAGGCTGCTTGGAGCGCCAGACGCACCACCAGAAGCACGCTTTTTCAGTCGGATGGTGTTGGCCATGGCTTAAAAATTGCCTCCAAGGACAATGGTCGAAATAGTCCAGGTGTCGTCAGCCTTGTACGTGCCAGCAGTGCTGTCGTAATAGACGACGCTTTTGTCTACTTTAGCCGAATCTGAAACAGTTATTCCAGATGCGCCTGCAGGCCCTTGCGGACCTACTGGACCCGCAGTTGTTGCCGTAACCGTTGTTGTTACAGGTGTTTTGACAACAGTTGTTTTGCCTTCCGTCGTGACGCTGACGGTGTTTTCAGTTTTTGTGACGTTAACTGTCGTCATGGTGCTGTGTACCCCTGGCTGACATAAATCACGCCTTCAAGGTAATACTCGCGATTGCCTGAACCATCCTCAAGCAAAACGTCGTACCGAAGCTCGTCAGGCGTGAACGTTGCAGTCTGTGTGTCGGTCAAACTAATCGTAATCTGACCGTTACTTCTGTCCGTGTAGGCGATGGAAAAATCGGCGTATTTAGTGGTGCGGCCTTCGTTCCAGGCTTGGGCGTAGGCGGTGTAACCCGTTAAGTCAATTACCGCATTAGTGCTGTCTTTAAACTGCAGCAGCAGCGAATAGTCCGCCCGCCGCTGGAGCGTAAAGTTATACGTCCCAGGCTGGACAGACATAGCCGTTAGGTTGCGATCAAACCAAGTGTACGCAATGCGGCTAGTGCTGACTCAAGTTTTGCCTCAAGCTCAGTGCAATACTCCAGCAGCTCAGCATTGGTGGGCGATGCAGCATCTGCAATCGTCATCGTTCCATCAGCAGTAGGCAATGTGCCTGTTGTTGCTGTTGTCGTGATGTTGGCAATGGCTGAAGGCTGAGCCGCTGCCGTTGTGCCGAAGAAACCGATCGTGTCGCCGTTGATCTCAAGCTGAGTCGTCAACGTGCCAGCAGTTGCAACCTGCAAACGCAAGCGACCATCTTCGGTGGTGTCGCTTGCATCGACGATGCTGCCTTCCACTGCTGCATAGTCAATCTCAGCAGGCGTGGCATTGTCATTCTTGCCACGGAAGAAAACAGTGCCCAGCAGGTCATCATCCTGGCCAGCACCTGATGCGCCGCGACGGTGATACAGCGTGATGTCACCACCAGAGGCAGGATCATCAGCCGTGCATTCTGAATTGATCGCCGTGCCCGTCAGGCTGGTGGTCAAATGCAGCGGATAGATCGGAGCGGTCTCACCGATGCCGACATTGCCGCCGAGCAATCTGATCCGGCTTGCAACCGTACCAGCATTAGACGACATCAAGTCAAGAATGCCGACTTCTGCAGCGTCAGCAGGATCGCTGATTTGAGCAAGAATTTGCGCGTAAGCGTGTGCATTTCCGCCGTCGCTTTCACCACGAAACTCAATGTTTCCGAGGTTATCGCTTGCGGCAGGTGATGCAGAATTGCGATACAGCACCACGTCAGGTGCAGTGTCCAAACCTGCGTCGGTGTTTTCAATGATGACCTGATCAGTTGTGTCGGTGCTGAACAGATGCAATTGTGCTGCAGCCGTGCCAGTACCAAGCTGAAAACCAGCAGTCGTGAATTTGCCAGTAAAAACTGAGTTATTGCTGAATGCAACCTCGTTGGCGGCAGTGCGGTAGATCCCAGACGTGCCAGCATCACTTAAAAAGCCAACAGCAGGAGCACCAACAGTTCCGTCAGGCAAGCCGCGAAACAGTGTGCCGAGCGTGATCGACTTGTTTTTGTCAACGTTTGCGGCTTCTGAAACATCGACAACAGGCAGCAGATCACCTGTTGCAGGTGATGTCAGTGCCGACAGGTCTGAGATTTTGCGATCAGCCATCAGTTACCTCGACGTTGAGTGGATGAGGGTGAGTAGTGTCAAAGACTACGATGCTTCAAGAGCAGACAAACGAGCTTCCAGTGCAGACAAACGAGCTTCCAGTGCAGCAATAACTGTACCCTGTGTTTCGATCTGCACTTTTTGACGTTTGACTAAGTTCAGTAGGTGCGGAACAAAACGGTCATACTGGACGCCTTCTGCAATAGGAGTTTCTAATTCTGTAGAAGTAGTGTTGCCTTCTTGATCTGTGGTAGTTTCTTGTGTTTTCCAGAACACAAGACGTGGATCAATTTCTGCAACTTCCTCTGCAATAAATCCCCACCAGCCCCAGCTTGGATTGTCATCTCCTGCAGTAGAACGATACCAAACTGGGCGACATTGCAGGATCGCATCTGCATAATTATCTTGCAGAGTTTCTATATCAGTTTTGAATCGGATAGATGAGGTGGAACGACGCACAATACCACCAGAGTCAACAAAAACGTTTGCAGCACTTGCTGTTGTTAAGTTGTAAGGAGAAAGAGTGCCTACACCACTGTAAAAGGCTCCGTCATTACGAATTCTAAAAAGTTCGGTTCCAGTACTATTAAAAAATATGTTCACCGAAGAAGTACTGTCGCTAGTGCTTCCCGCTACTGAGAACCTCCTTCCTGACAGCGATGCTGTTCCGATTCCTACCTGACCATTGCTATCAATCCTCATCCGCTCAGTCGGACTTGACGCACCATCCGCAGTAGTGGAGAACACTAGGCGGCCTGGCATGTCATTAGTGCCGGGGGTGCCGTCTACAGAAGCGGTTATAAGAGCTGCCTGAATTTGCGTTGATCCATCTCCACCCTTAAATGTAATCTGCCCTAAGATATCACCACTAGCAACTAACGTATCAGTTCCTACGGTAGACGACCTAGCTTTTTCAAAGATAACTTCATAGGCGCCAGTCACTTCTCCAATAAAAGTACCAATATTAATAGAGCCATTTGCAACTTGTAATTTCCCGCCACCAAAATTACTAGACGTACCAACCAAGAGCCTGCCGCTGCTGTCAAGCACTGGGACAACGACCCAACCATCATCCGCTGCATTCCGCAGTTTTAGCTGGCCTGCTGTCGTGTCGTACCACCACTGATGCGGATAAGTCGTTGTACTCGTTGCAGGATCAGTCGCGCTGCTGTTGTTGCTGACGATCGCCGCCAACGCATTATTCAGATCGGCTCTGACGGCAGCGCCAGAGGCGTTAGCAATGACGTAGTCGGGGTGAGTGGCCATGCTTAAGTCTGTTCAGTGCCGTAGCCAACCGCTTGATACTGGAAATTACG